TGATACCACGTGGTACAATGTGTTGGATGCAAACATCTCTGTTGCTGTCAACGGCGAAAATGCTACTATTACCGGTACGCTCCTTGGTCAGGCTGAGAAAGACGAAGCGGATGTGGTTGAGTTCACAATCAATCTGTCGCTCGAAATCGTTGACGAGACCGGAGGTGGAGAAGAAGGTAACCAGTATGACGCAAAGGATCAGGCATTCAAGCACATGTTTGCGGAATACGAGGTGAATACCCAGTATCTGGCTGAAGACCATGTGATCTACGTAAGTGCAAAGGACGCAGAGAATAATTCGATCCGTTTGGAATTCAATATGGCAGCAGACGCTACTGAATTGACTCCGGGCGTATATCCGATCAATGATACGTATGCAGCAAACACCGTGTCAGTCGGTGCGTTCGAGGGGCAGAGTCTCTATGGTTCCATCGCAGGTTCTGTGGACGATGAGGGCTATTACAATATACCTCTCTGGTTCCTCGCAGCAGGTGAGGTGAAAGTACTGGAGAATGGCGTGATCCAAGTGTTAGCAACCAATACTTGGGGTGCACAAATCGAGTGCCAACTCGGTTCTTGGCCCGAGGCAATCGACAATACTTCTGTTGACCTCAAGGCAACCAAATCGATCCGCAACGGCCAGCTTGTCATCATCAAGAATGGTGTAGAGTACAACGCCCAAGGCGCAATCGTACGATAAGCAAGTTCGTCATCCGAAAGGATAGATCATAGATCCGCCAATCTTGGCGGGTGCACAAGAGGGACGCAATCAACCGCGTCCCTCTTATTTTGCCGCTGCCGTTCCGACTTTGATACGCTTGAGGTATCGTGATATTACCTCGGTAGCGTATCACGAATATCCCCCTAATCACCCCCTAATCACCCCCTAATCACCCCCTAATCACCCCCTTTTGAGAGGAAAAAAGTGAAAAGTGAAAGGTGAAAGGAGGAAAGGGAAAGTGAAAGGTGAAAAGTGAAAGGAGGAAGGGAGGAAGGGGAAAGGGGAGGAGGAAGGAGGATTTTGGAAAATAAATTTGCATATTTCTAAAAAATGTTGTATCTTTGCACTCGATTTTTGAGATTTGTAAGCATGAGAACATTTTATTTGCATATTTTAGGGGTGCTTATAGCGCTGACCTTCGTTGCCTGCGGTCCGCAAAACCAACCCGAACAGAAGCCCGTACAGGATCTAAAATTTGCTATAACCGTTGATTCGGTGGAACAAACAGAGGCGCGAATTGGCATCAATCCTTCCGATTCGACTTCGACCTATTACTGGAATGTGTTCGTCGCGGAGTCTGTTGCGGGAAAACCGGAGGACTCGTTGCGGTTGGAAATGGAGAGAGATTTCATAGAATGGTGGAAAACATCCATCGCCAGCGGATATGCTATTCCTTATTCGCGATTGCTTTCGAAAGGAAACACTTCCTATCGTTATACGGATCTGGCGGCGAACACCGATTATGTCGTCCTCGCGGTGGCAATGAACGACAGCGCGCGGGCATCCGGAACGGTCGCAAAAGAGTATTTCACAACCTTGCCTATGAAGGAGGATTCGGTGGTCACGATAGCTACCACTACCGCGAAACTGCATGATTGGACGAAGCTGAATGGGACTTTCATGCTGACTACCATGGACCAGGGGATGTTTGTTTCTATTTCCGTGTACTCCGATAAACTTGAGGGAACCTTCACGTCCAAGGATATGGACCAGACGGCTTCCTATATTACGATTAAATCTTCTTACGATATCTTGGAATTGGAATTTAGCGGTAAAAAGGAAGACGAAAACTATGTTTATGAAGGCTGGTTCATCGCCAAAAATATGGTCAAATACCGTTTTAGATTTATTTGTTCGAAGGTAAATTAAATTTCTATAAAAAATAGCCGCCTATTGTTAATAACTTTTTGTTTTGGACAACTTTTCGGCTTTTTAAAAAACACAAATCGTTGAAAATGAGCGGTTTGTGTTTTTGTTTTGGACAACTTTTGAAAAATGTTAATAAAAATAATTATCAAAAAAATAAATTTTTCTGCTCGAAATATTTGCATATATCATTTTTTTGTAGTACTTTTGCATCGTTTTTCCGGCCTTAGTCCGGTGCCCTGAATGAACCGGCATTTTCGGGCAGGTCGGAATCGCCTGCTAATCAAGAGTTTAAGTTTTATTTACAGCATATTATGGAAACATACATTATCAAACGTGATGGTAAAAAAGAGTTATTTACCATTGACAAAATCAAAAACGCCATCTCGAAGGCATTCTTAGCAGTTGGAGCATTTGCGACGGAAGAGGCACTCACATCCATCCTTTCGCATCTCCGAGTTCATAACAACGCAACCGTTGAGGAGATTCAGAACCAGGTGGAGGTTGCGCTCATGGCGGAAGGATATTATCAGGTAGCTAAAGCATATATGCTTTACCGCCACCAGCACACGGAGGATCGCGACACGCAGCGCCGTTTGGATTTTATGATGAATTATGTGCAGGCATCCAATGCCGCCGAGGGTTCGAAATTCGATGCCAACGCGAATGTTGAGCATAAGAATATCGCTACTCTGATTGGCGAGCTGCCGAAACAGGGCTTCATCCGTCTGAACCGCCGTCTGCTGACCGAGCGCATCAAAGAGATGTACGGCAAGGAGCTTGCGGACCGTTACATGAGCCTGCTCAACCAGCATTTCATCTACAAGAACGACGAGACGAACCTCGCGAACTACTGCGCGTCCATCACCATGTATCCGTGGCTGATCGGTGGCACCAAATCCATCGGCGGCAATGCCACTCCTCCGAAGAACCTGAAGTCCTTCTGCGGCGGATTCATCAACATGGTGTTCATGGTTTCGTCGATGCTCTCAGGCGCGTGCGCTACGCCCGAGTTCCTTATGTATATGAACTATTTCATCGAGCAGGAGTACGGCGAGGATTACTACAAGCGTGCGGACGAAGTGGTCGATCTGAGCAAGAAACAGCGTACGATTGACCGCGTCATCTGCGATTGCTTCCAGCAGGTCGTTTATTCGCTGAACCAGCCATCCGGCGCGCGCAATTTCCAGTCCGTGTTCTGGAATATCAGCTATTACGACCGCTATTATTTCCAGTCGCTCTTTGAGAACTTCCGTTTCCCGAACGGCGAAGCGCCGCATTGGGACAGCCTGAACTGGCTTCAGAAACGCTTCATGAACTGGTTCAACGAAGAGCGTACCCGTACTGTCCTCACTTTCCCGGTTGAGACTATGGCGCTGCTCGCGGAGAACGGCGATATCAAGGACAAAGAGTACGGCGATTTCACGGCGGAGATGTATTCGAAGGGACACTCGTTCTTCACGTACGTCAGCGATAATGCCGACTCGCTCTCTTCCTGCTGCCGTCTGCGTAACGCCATTACGGACAACAGCTTCAGCTACACGCTCGGAGCAGGTGGTATCTCCACGGGTTCCAAGTCCGTGCTGACCATCAACCTCAACCGCGCGATCCAATACGCCGTACGCAATAACATTCCGTATCAGGCATATATCGAGGACATCGTGGATCTGATGCACAAAGTGCAGCTGGCGTACAACGAGAACCTCAAAGCGCTCCAAGAGAAAGGCATGCTGCCGCTGTTCGACGCAGGATATATCAACATCGGACGTCAGTATCTGACCATCGGCGTCAACGGTCTTGTAGAGGCGGCTGAGTTCCTCGGATTGGAGATCAAGGACACGCCGGAGTACGCGCATTTCGTACAAGAGCTGCTCGGAATTATCGAGAAGAAAAACAAAGAGTATCGCACCAAAGATGTGATGTTCAACTGCGAAATGATTCCGGCTGAGAACGTGGGTGTCAAGCACGCCAAATGGGATCGCGAGGACGGTTATGTAGTGCCGCGCGACTGCTACAACAGCTATTTCTATATCGTTGAGGATAAGTCACTTAACGTGCTGGACCGCTTCCGTCTCCACGGACGCAAGTACATCGAGCACCTCACCGGCGGATCGGCTCTCCATTGCAACTTGGAGGAGCACCTCAGCCAAGAGCAATACCGCCAACTTCTCCGCATCGCGGCGCAAGAAGGATGTAACTATTTCACCTTCAATATCCCGAACACTGTCTGCAACGACTGCGGACATATCGACAAACGCTATCTCAAAGAGTGTCCTTGCTGCCATTCCAAGAATGTGGACTACCTCACACGTGTCATCGGTTATATGAAACGTGTGTCGAACTTCTCGGAGGCTCGCCAGAAAGAGGCGGCTCAGCGTTACTACGCAGAGAAAGAGAAGGCTCCGCAATGCTGAAGGTAGCATCATACGACATCGTTTTTCAAGAGATCCCTGGAGAGGTGACGTTGGCACTCAACCTCTCCGGGTGTCCTTGTCATTGCAAGGGATGTCACAGTCCGCATCTCTGGGAAGATACAGGTGAGGTCTTGGACGAAGAACTGGTCGCCGACCTCCTTGAGCGCTACGGCTCGCAGGTGACTTGCGTGGTTTTTATGGGTGGTGATCAAGCCCCTGAAGAAGTTGCGCATTGGGCGGAATATATCGCAGATTGCCAACCTTCTCTCCGCATGGCATGGTACTCCGGCAGACCATATACTCCGGAGACTTCTTTCAACTTTAAACTTTCCATTTTCAATTTTGTAAAGTTCGGTCCTTATATCGAATCGTTGGGAGGTTTGAAGAGCGAAAAAACGAACCAGCGTCTCTATAAGCGGGTGGGGCAGGGTACGCCTGATTCGCCCTATGAATGGGAGGATATAACCTCTGTTTTTTGGAAAAAACGCTTCGAATAGGCACTTAAAATAACTTTTTTGCAAAATAATTGCTCAAAAATTTGCGTATGTCAAAAAAAAGCAGTACTTTTGCACCCGCTTTTGAGAAATTAAAGGCGACATGGTGGTCATAGCTCAGTTGGCAGAGCATCGGATTGTGGTTCCGAGTGTCGTGGGGAGCTTAAGACGAAAACTCTAATCCGTTGTAACTGAATAAGTTACGGCGGATTTTCGGTTAAAGTGGCCCGAAAATGTCCCGAAAATTCATTCAAAAAATTCGGGAAATAAATCGAACAAAAGCACTAAAATATCTGGCATCGTAACTCTGTTTTCAGCAAAGAAAATGGAGAAAAAAAAATGTCAACTCTCAGTCAATTTTCACCGCTCTTTACGGGCTATGCCCCAGCGGTAGTGAAACACATTGCGACCGGATGGTTTATCGAGTATTACGTAACCAATCCTTTCACCCAAACCTTAGAGCGTCGCAAGTTCCGGTTAAACAATCTGCGCAAGCGTTGTCGTACTGCAATGGAGTTCAAAGTGCAGGCGAACACTATCTGTAGCCAACTCAATGTGAAGCTGGCTAACGGATGGAATCCTTTTAACGAGGATGTCAAAACGGAGAACCCGGGCGCAGTACCTATTAAGATTGTTTACGAGCAGTATTTCCGTGACGTGGAAAAGGACCTCCGTCCTGATACTCTACGCGGTTATAAGGCATTCAGCCGTAGGCTTCTTGAGTGGTGTGATAAGAGAAGCCCGGATATGCTGTTAAAGGACTTCTCTGATGTAATGGCTGTCCGCTATCTGGACGAGCAGCGCCAAAAGAACAATTGGGTAAATGCTACCTTTAACAACAACCTTGTGAGCGCCCAAGCATTCTTTACTTGGTGCGTGAAGAAGAAGTTCATCGAGAAGAACCCATTCTACGGCATTTCCAAGAAGAAGAAAGAAGCCAAGAAGCGTACCGTAATTAACGCAGACGCACGTGCTATTATGCGTGAATGGTTTATGAATAATAATCCGGGTTATCTGCTCATCTGTGAGTTGGTGTTCCAATCGCTGATCCGTCCGACCGAAATTAGCAAACTGCGCGTGAGCGACGTTGATTTGGAGCACAAGGTAATTCACTTGGATGGCAGTATAACCAAGACAAAGTACTCGCGTAAAGCCGTGTTGAGCGACGAACTGATTGAGATACTTGGACGCAATATCCAAGGAGCGAACCAAGATGATTACCTCATCAGTAACGGCTACCTGCCCGGCAAGGAGCCTATCAGTTCCCGCATGTACCGCAAGACGTGGGACAAAATGCGTAAGCAGTGCCACCTCCCGGACACCATGCAGCTCTACTCCCTCCGTGATACGGGTATTATCAGCCTGTTTGATAATGGAGCAGACGCAAATACTGTCAAGGGAGCAGCAGACCACCACAACCTCAACATTACGTCCATCTACTGTGACCACGTGGATGACAACCTTGTTGAGAAAGTCCGCAAGCACTCGGCTAAGTTCTAAGAGATTGGCGGTCGGGGATTAGTCCTCGACCAGCCAAAACTCTCCTTTCATCAGCTCTGACATTCCATCTTCCGTGAAGGTAGCGGTTATCTTCTCGCAGATATACCGCTGCCCATGGATGACGAACAGCGAACGAACATTCGGGATATCTTTCGCAAGGAACTTGAACTTGTATTTCTTATTGGATGCTATGCGGTGCGTATGGGCATTTGATCCGAACAAGTTAGAGCGCAGGCGCATACTCAAGCCTGTCAGCTCAAAGTCCATTTCACGCGGGTATGTCAGCACATTGTCAATGACCGGAAACAGTAACTTCCCGCGCATAGCATTATGGGTGCTACCCGTCCAGAAGCCCATATACAACTTGTCAAAGTACTCTACCGACCTTTCACTTTCGCCTGCCGATAACTTCTTATCGGCATAGTCCCATGGTATTGTATTATTGGCACCGTTCAGGTACTCGCCACATTCCAAGAAGAAGGCATTGCCTTTGAATTGACCATCAGCGTATGCTTCATCGATCCATACCGGCACAATCTTCATTTCAATCGTCTCTGCATTCTCATCGACGATAGAGTCACCAAACATATTTACCGGCTCCAAGGTGTTCAGATAGCGGGTATTGCCGGACAAATTGGCAGGCTGATTAGGGTCAGCCAAATACGAGCCATAGTTTCGCAATACAAAGTAAGTATCTTCATTCCGGCAATAATAGAGAAAGCTTGGACTCCAGCCGTTGTACTCTTCCTGCACATAGTCCGCTGCGCCTCTCATCTCTATATAGAGACGCTGCGCCCCATTAACCTCTTTGTAGAATTTGCCATGATTATACGTTCCCAAGCTATAGGACAAAATAACGTCCTGCGTTTTCATCATGTCAACGAACCATTTGCAGGAATAGTATTTCCATTTCCGGTGGTTACACTCTGCAAATTTGAGGTTGACGTATTCCCTGTATTTACAAGAACCAGCATCCTCCACGGTTGAGGAGAATTCGTCCACGATGTTCGTTAACTCAACTGTACCAGCCGAAGCAATCGCTTCCGTCGAGAAGCGGAACGATATATGCTTCGTAACATGATCGATGTCGAACTCTCCATTGAGGAAATATTCCAATTGCTCAAACAGCTCTGTGAGCGTCCAGTGCGGCAAAGCCGTTGCCCAGTTGAAACACTTCCACGCATATGGGAGCGTATTGCATACGACAAGGTAGCGATATTGACTATCCATCAGCTTTGAGAAATCATACGAATAGCCGACCGCGTTGCAGATCTGCTCTAGGAGATAAATGAGATACGGTTGGAACGACAGTCCACGCGTATCGTAATACCACGACGTAGGCCAGTTGTCTGTATCGTTGGTGCGGTTCTGAAGGTTGCCGGTGGAGTTATTGACCCACGGCAAAGCAAGATAATTAAGCCCATTACTTATGCTATGCGCTATGTGCGAATTAGCAGGAAACGAGGACGGCGAAGTGTCTGGATAGCCAAGGCTCATTTCATTGATATAGATGATATCGAAATCGTCGGCATAGTTCGAGACGGACTTGCCTTCAAGGAACTGTGTCTTAACCTCAATATCGCTTATCTCCGTGATAGTGATAGAGCCGTGACGATAGAATAATCCATTCCTGATTTCACAGTCAAAAAGCAGTTTCTGCGCCACTACGTCCTTGCGGTTTATATGCCCGAAAATAGCTAAGTTTTCAGGACATCCGGCAAGAGGGAACGTAATCGACAAGGAATAACTGTCAGCACCGGAGAAATACCGATTTTCGCTAACGAAATCGAACGACGTGCCTTTCTTGAGCACGGCTAATTTATTGTCCACATATATCTCCATTATCTTCTTGATTTAGGGGTTTTGTTACGCATTAACTGTTCATACTCATCTTGGGCTTTCTTGATGCCCGTGTCACCGGTAACGGTGTTCACAGTCACAAACGGCTCATGCAACCGTACATTCATTTCGTTGACGGAGCGTGATAAGGCTTGCGACGCGGCAGCGACTGCAAGCAGTTCGCCATTAGAGGAAGCCTGTGCCATTCGTTGGGGAGCCGTGATAGACTGCGAAACATCCGAAGCAGACAAGCGCCCGATGGTGTTGGTACGCTGGGCAAAATCGAGTGTTTCAATCATAGCCCGTGCTTGGGGATTGCGGAGCAAGTCTTGACTTGCTACCCATTCCCCTGCATGGACGATACCGGCAGGTTCGTCCTTGCGTCCGGGTTTGGTGAAGCCTCCTTCCATATAGCCCTGCGCCTCGGACGCCTGTTGTTGCTTCTTGATGGAAGCAATCTGAATAGCTCCGGCGGCTACAGCCATAGCAGCTGCTATAGGTGCCATGATGAAGCCGACCATCGGAATTGCAGCAGCCGAGGAGTAAGCAGAGATAGCAGACATGGCTGTTTGTGCCACGGCTTGAAGAACCTGCATGGCAAACATCTTCCGGTTTGCCTCCTGTTTCGCCTTACCTATCTCCGCTTGCTTCTGCTGCTCCAGAGCGACCTCTTGCGACTTATTTCCCTCCGCATACGAGATTTCCCGGTCATACTTCCTTTCTATTTGAGCCGTTTGGATATCCAACTCGGCTTGGATGATTTCCGACAAGCCGGAGAAGATGGCTCCCATCTGATTGACAATCGTTGAGAACGATTCGGTCATGGCTTTGCCTGCGTCTGACTCCAGCCATGCGATGCTATCGTCAATAGCTCCCCGGAAGGACTTTTTAAGTTCCTTCGCTTCACGCTTGTTATACTTGCGTGCCAACTGATATTTGGCTTCGTAGAAAGCGCGCTCAACGCGTAACCTATCACGTTTACTGTCACCGGCAGCCTTCAGCATCTGCCTATATACCAACTCCAGGTTCTGCATGTCCCGTTGGTAGGACTCGTCGTCCGTAATGCGGAAGCCTTTGGTAAAATACGCTTGGCGCATTTTCTCCTGCGCTTGCCGGGCTTCCTGTAAGTGCTTCTGTTGGTATTTGAGCGATGTGTCGTGATAGTGTTTCTCCGCGCGTAGCTTCTCCTTGGATCCGTCCTCATACAGACTTGCCACTTTGCGCAAGTGCTCCAGTTCAGCCAACTCGATTGCATTCTGGTACTGACGTGCGGAGAGTTCTCCGTCCATATACCTCTGCTGAAGAATAGCCATCACTTCTTTATAAGCGACTTCCTCCTGCTGCACCGTCCCCTCAATGGCATTCTGACGCTGCTTCTTGAGCGCTTCCTGATACGAAGCTTCAATAGTCACTTCCTCATTACCGACCAAGTCCTTATGCGCTAACTTCTTCCGATTGTATTCGACCTCAATCTCTAACATCCGGGCATTGTATTGCTCGTAGTCAGCCGTGCCTTTGGCATAGGCTATGCGATTGAGCGCCTGCTCGCGCTCGCGCCAATCATCCTCTTTTTGGAACTTGTTCCCCTTACCAGCCTTTTTATCGTCGTCACCGTCAGGTGCGCCACCACCGCTTTTTATGTTAACTTCCAAATTTTCTATCTTAAAAATTGTATATT